AAATCTGAGAGCGAATACTCGCTTACGGGTTCGTTATGGTCAGACACTATCGCTTCTTCCTGACAATTTTTCCAACCTTGATACGCTTGCCGTCTTTATAAACATTGATCCCAAAAACGCCGATACCTTTTCCTGTCTTCTTGTCAATCACTTCTTCAAGTCTAAGTTCTGCACCAGCACCTACGCCATCCATCGCCCTAGTTTCATCAAATGCCCGTTTAACCAAGTCTCTGCTATCAGTTTGCACAGATATGCGAATATCTCTGGCCAAATTGGTGGCCTCTGTGTCTGTCAATTCTCTTGGATTGCCATCTTCACCAAGGGTTGCATTAAAGAACTGTCTCAATGATTCGTTTCTGAGGTAGCCAGGGAGATTATCCTCGAAATACTTGTCAGCCTTCTTGTAGATATCAGCACCATACTTGCCAATTTCATAAGTCGCCTTGGCTTGTTTCTTCTGAGTTGAGTTTGTCAAGCGGTTCTGCAAAGAAATCCTGTCTTTACGAGATAGATTCTTCGTGTTGATGATCTCCATGTTGATGGCCTGTACGGCTTTGAGGTAATCCATATCCTTGGTTTTGTTGTAGCCTTCCTCAAAACGGACATTGATGTCACTGGTCATACGGATGATTCTTGAGATGTCTTCTGAGGCTGTCTCCGCGCTCAAATCGTCAACGCTTGTCAAGACCCTACGAGTATTAACAGCGTAAGCGTCAGAGACTTTTCCTTGTTGCTGCATCGTGTTTAACAGTAGAGTCTTCTCAGCGACCGAGGTTTCCTCGTCAGTGAATACCAATTCGTTGAATACAGATTCATTCGTAGCTTGATTTCTTACGGTTTCCAAGTCTCTGATCTGCCCGTGCTGAACGATTGTCTTTCTAGCCATTGAGAGGACTTCTGTCTTCTGCTTTGGGGTGAGATCAAATCGTGCTGAATCTTTGATGACTGACTGAGGATTATCGCCTGCGGCTTTCATTGCCCGATTGAATTCCCAATCCTCCATGTCTTTGATTTCGCTGTAGTATTCGTCCTCTGAGATGAAGCCTAAATCTTTGTAGCCTTTCAAGCGGTCTTTGTAATCAGCTTTGATGTTCACTCTCATGATATCGCCTGCTTCGATATATGATTCTTCGGAGGTGGCGCTGTCTTTTTGAATTTCAATACGCTGATGATTGACCATCTTACTATTAAAAACTTCTCTCAACTTAATGGCGGTCATGTCACGGTCAAACATCGCCTCTGAATCGTGGCGATCCTTAACACCTTTGTTGGCGAATACTGTCTCAGCCTTGAAAACATCTTCTAGTTCTGAGGCGTATTGAGCAGAGTTTTGATGATTGGTATCAGCTTCGGCTCTTGACATGATGTCAGCAATTCCGACCTTACGAGCGTTTCTTGCTGTGGTGTATTCGTTGACATCTGCGGCTTTTGACCACTTGTCTTGATATTGCTGTAACTCTTGGCTGAAACTTGATACTGCTTGACCAAGGCGCTGTGTCTCACGACCTGCTTCACCGGCGGCATTTGGGTCTACACGAGTCCCTGATGACTGACCGCCAAGAGATTGTTTTAATGTGTGTTGTGGGAATGTTGGCATTATTCGTCTCCACCCTTATCGGCCTTTTTCTTCGCCTCGTCGGCCTTTTCCTTTGCCTCGTCTACATATTTCATAGCGAACTTACTAGAGAATGAGAATAATTGTCTTCCTGCCTTCGCTCTACCAAGATTCAAGGCGGCTTTCGCACTGCCTCGGTCGAGAGTTGCCTGTCCGTAAAGTTTACCGATTTTAATATCAGCGTTCAGTCTTATAATAGATTCATCAAGCAATGCCTCTGATTCTGATCGGGCTATGAGATCAAGAGGGCTTCCAGAATAGTCACGACCACTGGCCGCGATCACTGCATTTTGACGGGCTAAGAGTTTTCTTCTTGCTGTCCTTGATTTGTGAAGCTCAATCCCCTTGGCCTTCTCAGCAATCTTTGCATCACTGGCGGCTACAGATGCGTTGTATTTCATAGCGGAGGCTCTTGACTGCGCTTCGTCCATAGTGCCTACTATTTGAGTCACCGATCCCACTATCCCTGCTATTGATGCTATTGATGATGCCGCCGCCGCCATGGTTAGCCCTTGTCATTCGTCACTAATAGAGGCATTACTCCGGTTGCACACATTGGCAACGGATTCTTTTGCTCTAAGACGATATGCCCTTCTTTGTTTGATGTTGAATCAATCTTCTGTGGTGCCACGATCCCAGTGAATAAAGGTTCAGCCTGACCCATTGGGGTCTTTGGCTGTCTCAATTGAAGAGTTCTCAAATGGTCTTCATCTCCCCCGACTTTCATTCCAAGTGATCTATAGAACTTGAAACCGCATTGATAAACTCTCTTCTTCTTGCCTTGAGCCGTTCCCGTTGCCGAGCCTGCTTCAATTGGCATATTCTTCCATCTACCAGTATAACCTAGACCGCCTGCGATAACGAAACCGTCGTCTCCATCGGCTAAAGTAATTGAACCCGATACGACCTTTTCATCTGCCACGGTTCCACCATCGACCAATAATTTAATTGTCTTGTCTTCAAGATGGTTGAATCCTGTAACTGTGTTGACACTGATGCCCCATGTATTCGCGGCGTATGTCAATGAGGTGAAATCTTTAACGACATCACCTAGAACTTCTGTGACTGAATTGAGCTGAGTGATGAGTAATTCGCCTAAAATCTCTCCGGTTACTATATCGATTGCTCTGATACGCTGTCCTACGTCACCCGCTACGAATATAGACGAGCCTGCAGTCACGGTAATACCAACGCCTGTCTTGGCTGAAAGTGTCAAGGTGCCGCCTGTATTGACTTCAAATGCGCTGTATCTAACTCCGTCATCCACGTAGAAACAAAGGTCTTGTCTGTCTGGAATCTCAGGGCTTTCAAAGAATTCAATATGACGCTCGACACTGCCGTTGATTGTTCGCTTGACAGAACACCAAACCATGTCATGATCTTTCGTCGGATGAGGGATCACTGCGACGCTCTCATACTCTCCATCGGTTTGAAACTCCGTCCATCCGAGCACCTCTTGGTCTGCTTCTCGCCCCATGATTGCTATCTTGCCATTCTTCAAGAGGTTGTAATTGTGAGAATATGGGTTTCTCTGATATGCCATTTGAACAATCCCACTTTTTGTGATGTGTTCAGCAAAGACTGTGGTATCTCTTGACTTATACGAATCTTCTTGAAACAGATAATTGATCTCTCTGACTTTTCTACCCTTCAATTGGACAGCATAAGCGTAGTTTCCTATGAACTCAGGGACAATTGCCTCAGTTCCCCAGTTGGTTTGACGTGAAATATTCACGGTTTCGGGAGTGACGACGCCTGACGTGTCACCTGATACGATGAAATCACCAAAGGTACTGCCGAGTATCAGCCTGTTTCCGCCTTTAATCCACTGGATTTCGCCTGCATCTGGGACGAGTTCACTGATTCCCTCATCATCAAGTCCGGTACCAGGGTCAAAGTTATCATAAATAAAAGGTTTAGATCCCCATGCCCCGTTTGGTTGCGTGTCCGTTCGTGCTACCCAAAGACGGCCTTTGTCATAATCACCTCTTGCAGGCCACCCTCTGAAATCTGACCATGCCGCCTCTGCCCAATCTTCGGTTGCTGTTGTGGTGCTCAAGGTTTTTATGACCTTCATGGCCACAACGGTTGTACTTGTGAACCCTGTGATCTTCACATATCCCTGCTCTTCGGGTGATCCTGTTGGCTCCCCGATTTTCCAGAATGTGCCGACCATGTCATTGTTAAATGGAGTGTGCCCACCTGACGCCGTCAAGGTTCCCGTTGCATCTTTGGTCAATGTTGAGGCCGCTATAAGATCAGTCGACACGGTATTGTCTGGTAAATATGGATTGCCTTTAAAATCATAATCAGCTAACGACCATGAGGAAGCCGAGGCACGGGTCAATTTGGCAGGTTTGTGATCCTTATGGAACAAGCTGACCACGTCGTTATCTTGGATGATATGCACGTCAAACAGCTCTGAGGCTGTGTATGTGTGAGAGACTTCGAGAGGTGCACCGACAACTCCATCAATTGTATAGAATCTGAACACACCGACGGCTATCTCGATCACGGTTGAATCTGTGGGGTTGAATATGTGGCCGTACAGTCTTGACTTTGTCGAATTTGATTTCGCATTGTTTACATGGAAACTACCTGGTCGAAACAAGAAGGGCCCATAAATCAGGGTCAAGAGATTCAAATACTCTTTGCCGCCTTTGTTCCAATGCTCAAGGTCACTGCGACCATCGATTAGATCGCTGTAAACACCTCCGTTGAAATTTGTGTAATTGGGAGAGACTCTAGGCATTATTGATGTTCCCGAATCTCTGCGCCCCCAAACCTAGAATTGATCCAGTAATTGTCATTGAGTTCTTTCGCTGTGCCAATTTGAGAGTTAATACTCTCAGCCTTGGGAAGCGAGACACCTTCATAATACTCCATCATTTCACGTGTCTTTGAATTACTGTTCAAAAGAGGGTAAGCCATGTCGGCGGCCAACAAGTCAGCGAAAGCGTTGACAAAGTACCCAGGGTAAGTCGCTGTGTTTTCGTTAAGGAAAGTAAATATAATCCCCAGACCCACCGTGTCAGAGACGATTGTGTCTCCTTCTTCGTAATAATCAGCACTTATGTCATTGACATCGAATATTCTAATCAGCTTCACGGGTCTTTGATAAACGACTACAAGGTCTTCATAGGTTCTACTGAATGGGACTGTCTCATCAAGCGTTGCAAGAAGCTCTCTTCTGGTCGCAAATGTCCATTGAATATCTGCGAGGATTGATTCAAGAGAAATATCGTAAATGTTTAAAGCTGTGACTGATTCGTCAGTATCGTCACTTTCAAGGTTTGTGATAGGACGTGAGCCCAATTTGACTAAGGCTCTGTTGATAATCTGTGTTTTTGTGAACGCCATCGAAAACCCCTATAAAATGTGGGAGAGTTGTTACACCCTCCCACGGATCACTTATCTAGTGAAATACACTGCTGTCTTGATAGTTCCGTTGATCGTTGCGCCTGCTGTCAACAACTGAATAACGTCGTCTCCATCATTTGTACCAATAACGTAACCCTTGCCTTCCACAGCGTCAGAGGCGAACTCGCCTGCTGAACTTGTGTCTGCGGCGGCGGCTGTGTAACGATCTGTGTCGTCACTGTCACCAATGTCAAGGGTTGTTGAACTATCGAGAGCGTCGTGCGCTACTTCGATTTTATGAACTTTGGCACCGGCAGGTAAATGCGCGATGTCAATTGTTGAAGCTACGACCAAGCCAGAAGCTTCGTAACTGTCTGTCCAGATTTCAACGTCTGCGTTTACCAAGCCTTGATCTATGGCATTGTCGCCAGAAGGCCCAGCGTCATACTTTGTGCTATTAACACCTTTTACTGCGGACATATTAGTCCCCTTTCAAAATGGGTTTGTTTACGATTCGTCAATACTTACTTCAACGACTCGATCTTCTTCCAAGCGAGTTGCACCAATGTTCAACTCATAATAAACCTGCCATGCGTAAGACAAATCTTCACGTTCGCCAGTTCTGACGAGTGGGCCAGTAGGAAGACCAATACAAAGACCATATTTGTGGTAGGCGTAACATGCGCGGATGTTACCTGTTTTAATCAAACGAGTAGACATAATCCACTGAAAGCCCATCCATGACTGACCGGCAAATGTACCGTTCTGAATAGCTTGAAGTGTTGTATAGTCTGAACTTGTGGCCTTCTCTTCGCCCATCAAATCCTCGATACCTTGAGGTGATGTCACGAAATAACGATCTTCTACTTCAACATCGTTGTCGTTTAAGATGCGTTGAGCCTGCTTAACTTTGTCAAAAGTCAAACCTACACTACCATGAGCAATCTTCTGCGTAGAAGGGAGCACGGTAGTAGTCGAACCTGTTTCACCAGTTCTTGCGTCGCCGCCAAGAGCCGCGATTGCAACATCGTCAATTTGACGACCAATGGCTTTACCTGCGGCCATTGTATAAGAACTCTTAGGATCACTGAGAATCTTAAGTTCATCAGATCTGTCTA